TCGAAATCTAAAGCTGTTATAGGTGTATAATACGCACCTTTCTGTGCCTCGAGAACAGTAGCACCTTCATAACCATTAACCATACCTTCACCCCATGCGATTGTTGGTACGAGGTACCCCATTTCTCGTGCCTTTTTAGTTAATTGACTAAAAACTTTTATTTGTTGACCACGCTCAACCAAATAAGATAAAGGAACCCACGTTGCTTTTGCCATCTCCAATAAATTAATAAGTATACACAGTTTTGAAAGTAATCTATGTGGAAGTAAAGTATCTTTAATACAATATTCAGCAACTTCGCGTAGTTTTACGGGATCTTCCTCAACAAAACGCGCAAACATTTCTTTGACTGGCATATCTATTTTTTGATCACCGAGATATAATTTAGAAACGTTATCAAGCTTATACGAATCGAGTTTATACCCTTTTTTAACCTCATGGAATAAATCAAAAACAAAACGACCAGGTATAGGTAAAAGTTTCAGATCATTATCACCAAGTGCACTCGATGATAATTTTTTGTATATCATTTTACACGTATGATACTTCAATTTACTTAATTTATAAAAATTACGATTACACATTGTTTTTGTAGCACGTTTCATTATATATTCCATATCAAAACCAAATATGTTCCATCCCGTGATAATATCGATATCTTTACTAGTGAGATATTTACTAAACGCTTCTAACATACCACGCTCAGTATCGTAACTCAATAGTGTACATCCTTCTAGATCAGGATCCGTTTTTTTATAACAAAAACACGTTTTATCGTAAGGTATATCGGATCCAAATTTACACAGTGAAACAGCTATTTGAAAACAACAATCACCGTCTATATCGGCATCAGGAAATTTACCAGTTGAACTATTACACTCAATATCTAAAGACGCAACTACAAAAGGTGCAGTTTCGGGTTTATCAACAGGTTTTAAGTCTTGCCAATCACTACAATATAAATCGATATCAACCTTTGCGATATCGTTTACTTCACACTCTTCGCCGGTATCCAACCACCCAGTAGACTGAATACCTGTTCTATGCATTAATCTCAGGACAGGTTCGAGGTTTGATTCAAAAACCTTCAATTTTACAATTTCATCAGGAAGTTTATGTTTTAGTTTATTCGCAACACGTCTCCTATCACCCAAAGTTTGACACTCGATTTTCATAAAGTAAAATTTTTCATTATTTTGAAATCCCCAAACATCTTTATATTGAGCTACACTATAATCAAGTATCAATTCAGGTACTATTTTACATATTTTATTATACCAAATAACGGACCATGTATTCGGATCTTCGCGTGGTAACTTTATAAAAAAGTAAGGTTTAAATTCAGTTGTTAAGCAGACGGACTTACCATCATATGTCTTACCGAAAATGTGCACTAAGTGTTTTTCATCGTCATCCTCGGTTTCCCAGGTAAGTGCTTGAAAAACAACCATATCTCTTATTACGTTATCGCTCAATTTTTTTAATATAGTATATTAGTAAAATATGTCAGCTGCTTTAATTGACCTCGTCTCAGTCGGTGCCCAAGATGTGTACATCACAGGCGATCCTCAAGTCTCTTTTTTTAGACAAAACTATAAACGTCACACAAACTTCGCCATTAAACCCGAACGCATGGATTTCATCGGAACGTTTGGTGCGAGTAACGAAGTTGTTATTCCAATAAGGTCCAAGGGTGATCTCTTGAGTTATGTATGGATTGAAGCCACAAATATTAATCTTAAAAACGATAACGCCGCGAGTTTGTTCAGCTCGGCGGCTGCACCAACAGAATTTTCTTTGTATATCGGTGGTCAGGAAATATGTAAAATGGATTCTCTCTTTGTTGCGGGTGTACATAATGTTCTTTATAATGAATCCCAGGCTAAAGCATCTTGTGCAACTACGTGCTATGGTCCTGGTGTAGCGAATAATGCAACAAATAACACATCTTCGGGAAGTTACGTCATTCCATTCTTTTTCAGTGAAGATTGGACCAAATCACTCCCACTCGTCGGTCTTCAATACCACGAAGTTGAAATTAGAATCAAGTTACACTCCGCATTCTCTGAGGGTTCTACACCAAAGGTGTATGGATCTTATGTGTACCTTGACACCGAAGAACGCGAATTCTTCGCGAATAACGAACAAGAACTTCTCATTACACAAACACAATTCCAGCCAATGTCTAAAAATGACACCAGTGTTGATTTAACATACTTTAACCATCCAGTTAAGGCTGTACACATTGCATGTGCCGAAGACAATGGTACAAAGTACTCGTTCACAGACGCATCTTTGTACATTAATGGTACCACTCTTTTCGAAAACATGACGTATGAGTATCACAATAAAGTCGTGCCATCGAGACATTGCTCGATTCTCCCGGAAACGCTTAGTGTTGAACCAGTAACAACATGGCCATTCTGTCTTACGATGAACAAATCACAACCAACTGGTACCTTGAACTTTTCGAGAATCGATAATGCTAAAATTACAATTAATGGGGGAGACTCTGGTGATACTCCAGCGGCTCTCAGAGCGTATGCGGTCAACTATAACATTCTCAGGATTAAGAATGGTATGGGTGGTGTCGCTTTTGGTAACTAAAATTTTACATTGTACCCGTCGAACCAAATCCTCTATTCGCGCGCATGGTTCTTTTTAATTCACTCACTTCCTCAACAAAAGGTGTCATACACTTTTCTAAAATTAATTGAGCAATTCTATCACCCTTTTTAATTTCGTATGGAACAATCCCGAGATTAAATAGGTTTACCTTCAATTCACCGGTATAATCTGGATCAATAACACCCGCACCAACGTGGATACCGTATTTTACAGACAGACCCGATCTAGGCGCTATTCTACCATAACACCCAGGTGGGACAGTCGCACAAACACCTGTACTCACAATATTACGTGCACCAGGATCAATAGTCAAATCATCGAGACTGTATAAATCATAACCAACAGATCCAGGTGATCCACGTGTCGGTAAAACTGCGTCTAACGTTAACCGTTTAATTTGAAGAGTTTCAGAAGGTATCATTTTTATTATTACAATAAACCATTTCTTTATATAAATTAAATATAGTAATATATAAATGACCGTTGAAATAGTAACTTATGCGAATAAATCATTCGGTATGTTTGAAAAACTTGTAAATAACGATTTCAGTGTTAAAGTAAAGGTTCTTGGTATGGGTAAGAAATGGAATGGATACATTGATAAATCTATTGGACTACTAGAATACATGGAAACAAAAAAAGACGATGATATAATTGTTTTTGTCGATGGCTTTGATACAAAAATAAACAAGAATCCATATAATATAAGAACATTATTCGAAAGTTATGATTGTAAAGTACTCGTATCGAAAGATCCCCGACTTATGAATAAATTTGGTGAAATATTTGTTTTTGGTAATTGTAATGATAGTGACGTAGCAAATGCTGGTATGTACATGGGTTATGTCAAAAACCTTAAAATCATATTAAAAGAGTCTATACAAATGAAATGTGTAGATGATCAGGTTAATTTAAATACTTTATGTAAAAAATATAATTTCATAAAAGTTGATGATAAAGAACTAATTTTTAAAAATTTTAGTCCTTTAGATAAAGAAGAAAGTGTAAACGCGGCATTTATTTCTTTTCCAGCTAGTGCAAATGAAAGTCGATGGTTTAGAATGTTAACAGAATATAACCAATTTTATTACATTTACATTTTGTTTATAAATATCGCTTTACTTGCACTCTTTCCCAAAAAACAAAATTATTTATTGGGTTCGTTGTTACTTTTTACTACCTTTTACGTGTTTTACGCCGATAAAAGCTGTACAACTGATTAAAATACACAATAAAAACAACACTAAATCTTCGACAGATACTTCGTAACCTAATACAGGTAATCGAAACATGCGATAATCTTTGTAGTGACAAGCGGTTTTCTCACCTCTATTCACTACCTTTTCTGTAATTTTATCATATACCTTGTTACAATGTCTATTATACCTATTTGAACTCATTTCACCACTCATTTTATATTCCTCGTCTGTCCAAAATGAATTTTTTTTATCTATTTTTTTATTTAGGTTTTTCATTGTTGTTGTTTGTACATCGTAATGAAAAGAATGTTTATAGTTTATTATTTTTTCCGCACCTTCGCGTGTAATAAAATATGCAGCGGTCGAACCAGATAATAAATAAGGATTACCACCATCTTTAGGGCATACACCGTCACAATGTAAACTTAAATAGTCCCAATCTATTTTACTAAGTTTTATTCTTAAAAAATTTATATCATTGAAAATTGGAAATGCATCATCTTCTAATATAAGAGCACATTCATTTGAATCGTTCTTTAAAAAATGTTTAAGTGCCTGTATATGACTATATGTACAGCCAATAGCAGATCTGGGCTTTAATAAGGGTGCTGTTCGAACAAAATGTTTTTGTAATTCACTCTTATCAATATCTTCAAATCTATACCCACTAATACGAACTGGATATATACCAATCTCATTAAGTTTTTTTTCTTGAACATCGTATCGTTTCTTTTGAGAATCCAAATTTATAACGTACGTATTAAAGTCCATTTATTTATAGAAATATTATATTTTACACTTCAGTGATGCAAAAATAAGCCATGCAATTACATGATCGACTGAATAATGTTCTCGAGACGCCACTGAAAAAATGGATGTTAGTATTGGCCACACTGGCCACAAAGGTAAACCTACGTAATACGATGATATAATATTAACTGTAGCGTGTCCAGAAAACATATAATCATTACAAAAACCAAATGGTGGTTTTAGTTTACACTCCTTGGATGAAGGTAACGTTGTTACATAATTTGATAATCCCCTAAAAGTATACATTAAAATAAACGCCGTTAAAAAACTTTGTTTTTTAGATTTTACCCACGAATTCCATGAAAATATAACAAAGAGTGTAGGTATAATTAACGCATAATCACCCAAATGATCGTATTTTTGTAAATTTGGTAATAAATCAAATCCTAAATCATATACTCGTTCACCTTCCTTAACATTTCTTTTATAAGAAACACAATATCCAATCAACCCGTTCAATAATAAAGCTAATAAAAATAATATATAAATGAACATTGTTCTAACATACCCTGAGAATATATTTAAAAGTATGAGTTCAGTACTAATTAATAATGAGTTTGAAAATCATAATGGGGAACATGTTTTCGGGTAAAACAACTGAACTCGTTCGACGTTTGAAAAGATATGATATAATAGGAAAACGTATCATGGTGGTAAACTCTAATAAAGATACAAGGTCTCCACACGAAGTCTTACAAACACACGATAACACTAAATATAAATGTATAAAAACAGATGATTTAAATAAACTCAATTACGAAAGTGTAGATGTCATAGCTATAGACGAAGCACAATTTTTTACAGGTTTAAAAAAATTCGTCGAAAATGTACTCGAATCTAAAAAAACTATTATATTAGCAGGATTAGACGGTGATTATAAACAGAGAAAAATAGGTGAAATTATAGATTGTATACCACTCGCAGATAAAGTTTTTAAAATATCTGCGATGTGTATGGAATGTATGGATGGAACGCACGGTCCATTTACAAAACGAATTGTGAAAAATGAAGAAACAGAACTTATTGGTGGTAAAGAAATGTATAAAGCTGTATGTAGAAAACACTTATAAACGTTTTATTTCATCGTCCGTAAGACTAACGTCTAAATATAATATTGTTCTATCGTGTTCAGATTTATTATCTGCAAAATGAGGGAAAGTCGAATCAAATGTTATAGATTCACCATTTTTAACCTTTATTTTATTATTTTTCATGTAAAGATGACATTCATCCGGTACATCTAAACCAAGATTATACGCAATACGTTTATAAGATAAACCAGTTTCTGCATCTACGTGAATTCCAAGTGTAGTTTTAGGAAGCATTTTATTAAAAGCAGCTACGCGTACACCCTCTATATTTGAAAGAAAAGAAAATGTTTTGGGACAATGTTTACAATTATTATGTACAGGACGACCATCGTATATAATAGGCCAACTTATCCACGTACTCCCATCGTCGTGCCAACTCTTAACCCACCCGTAACCCTTTTCGAATTTTTTTACTAATTCGAGTGGTTTATTTGTATCACACCATTCACCCTTTTTCCTTGGTTCATCTTGTATAAATTTAGGTGGTAATAAAACACATTCATCTTTTAAAGATATGTAATTATTTTCTAGTATTTTTAATTTTTCGGGTGTTTTAAATTTCATTTATATTAAATAACAATTTCTTTCCTTAAATAATTTAATATATTTTCGTATTATATACAAATGACAATTCATTCTAAAGATTCTAAATTAACCGATACACAAGTGGGTATACTCGCCGTACCAACACTCATGTTGATTACAGTTGCACTTCTCATTATTTTAAATAAAAAAATAAGAACGAGCCCAGGTGCATATTTATCTCTCGCACTAGGATCCGTACATTTATACCACCACTATACGCTCGTAAAATTACAAAACAAACACTAGATATATAAAGTAATAAATAGTATACTATATAAATGTTTATGATTGAAGAACCTTACGGAATAACCCAGTTTCAGGCTTGGTTAATATCACTTACTCTCGGAATTGTTCTCTATAGAAGACATAAACGCGGTGAAAATTATATTCAATAATAGATCAATTACATATTTTTATACCAAAATTACCCTTTAGTATAAAAATATCAGGTTACAATAAGAATGAGTTCTAAAAAAAATAAAGAAGAACTTACAAATAGAGATTTTTTCATATCAGGGACGCCCTCTAATAAAATAAATACAATAAATCGAGGTGTTAAAAAAACACCTCATGCGCGTATACAGGCACCAAGTAACAAAGTCATTAAAAGAACAATGATACCCAAAAAACAGACTGTTAAAAGAACACCAACCCCAAAACAATCTATTAAAAGAACACCAACCCCAAAACAATCTATTAAAAGAACGCCAACCCCAAAACAATCTATTAAAAGAACACCGATACCTAAAAAACAGACTATTAAAAGAACACCGACCCCTACAAAACAATCTATTAAAAGAACACCGACCCCTACAAAACAATCTATTAAAAGAACACCGACCCCTACAAAACAAACTGTTAAACGAGAAATAGGACAAACAAAACCTAAATTTTCTCTTAAAATTAAAACAAAAATTAAAACAAAATTTCAAACGAAAACGAAAACGAAAACGAAAACGAAAACGAAAACGAAAACGAATACTGATAAAAAAAACACTACTTTAATAACAAACGGATTCACAGAAAAAATTAACACACATCCTCTCGGTGTGAAGAAAAATGTTACAAAAGGTCTCAGTTATTTATACGCGAATAAGAGACTTTTATCAAATGCATATTTTAAAACAATTGGCCCAAAATTTAACAATCAAAATAACTTAAACTCGTATTTGAATAAACGAATAAATATATTAAGTTCAAATAAGCAACATTTATCATTTAAATATCCAACAGTTAATTTAACTTCTAAAAATAAAGATTTTGATATTAATCTTTTATTTTTATTTTATTTGGACATGATACACGATGGAACGATATCAAAAGTTACTTTCAGAACATTTTTAAACAGTGATATTAAAAAAATAATATATGGAGATGATGTTATTGAGTTTAGAATTACTACCATGATGCGAAAAATTATAGATAAAGTAAAGAAACCCCAGAAATCATCTATTAACATAATTAATAATAATGACGTGATAGCAGAAAAACTCCAAGGTGGTTTCGAAAGCATTTTAAAAATACATCTCGATGAAATATTCGAAAATAATTGGACCAAAACTATAACAAACAGTAGTACCGACTTTGAATATAAAAAAAAATTATATATTTCACTAGACTCTGAAAGAAAAGATGATAGGGGGGCTTCAGGTTCTACGAGTATTATCTCACGCTTATTAGATAAATCTAAGAACAATCAGGAAAGGTATATAAAACGATTCGAAACAGTAGGAAGTATTACAGATCCAGGTAAATATATGGTACAAGCTGGAATAAAAGATAATATAATGAAATTAACTAGCAAACAATACGAAAGATCTTCATCAAAATGGTGTCTTCAATTAATGACTTTTAATATCAATAATAAAATGAAAATTAAATTAGGGTTTGACGAAAAGGAAAGAAACTACACCTTACATGTGAATAAACATGAAGTACCAATTGGTATGGAATCCACAGCAGCAAAGGGAACTAAAAATGTTAAAATTAAAATTTCGAAATTATTGGGTGATTTTATACAAGTGTTATATAACGTGTCTCTAATGAAGGAGTATATAAATTCTAAAAACACACTTATCACAGATTATTTATGTTTAGGTACAACAGATAGTAATTTATCATTAGTCTATGCCTTCATGGTACACGAAATTTTAGATTATAAACCTAAAATTATTATGGATTCACATAAAAATAATAGCGTTATTTTATACAATTTAGATAATCATATAACACCCAAATCCCCTAACAATGCTCGAACAAATCAAACAGAATGGGGTTTAAGAACAGCTGGTCAGACTACCGTTCAACAAACCAAAAAACGTTCCCGTATACCAACATCAGCAAAAATGTTATCACCAATTGCAGAAGGAAGTAATAATAATAATAATAACAATAATAAAAATCAACCAACAAAAAAACCAAAAAAAGGCATTTTTGCATCAATTGCAAAAAAATTTAAATTTATATAAAAAAATATTAACTAATAATAAAAATGACCCGAGTTCATTTAAAAAAGAGTCCTAGATTCGATAAAAAGTTACGCGTAACGTTCGAAAACGAACGTTTCGTTGATTTCGGTGCGAAAGGATACTCAGACTATACGATACACAAAAATCCTATGCGTATGCGTTCTTATGTAACGAGGCATGGTGGTTTTGTTCCTCGTATGGTTCAAAAACAAACTGGTCCTAAACTCGTTCACATAAATATGCTTGATGTTACAAAAAGCGATAAAGAAAACTGGGGTAAAGCAGGTATCTATACGGCAGGGTTTTGGTCGCGTTGGCTTCTTTGGAGCCAACCTAATATGGAAAGTGCTAAAAAATTCATGTCTAAGAAATTTGATTTAACTTTTCTTTAATACCACGTTTTTTAAGGTTCGCTTTCAAATTCATCATTAAATTAAAACGAGTGTCACGTTTCATTGGTTTGTTTCGTGGAATTGGTGGTACTGGAGGTGGTACAGGAATACGAGGTCGAGGAATATTTACTACTTTAGTAACACGCATTTTTGCTGGTTTAGAAGTAGTAGAAGACCTAACCAAACCTTTACACATTCTAATAATTCTTCGTGTTTCTTGAACTTGATTCGTAAGAATTGCATCTTTCTCACTTAAAATCTTACGACGCAATTCCTTTTCGGTAAGTCGTATACGTTTACCTTTAACCATTTTTGTGAGTCTAATACCCATTTTTTTAGCTTCGTCCTTTTCACTTTTCATTTATATTAACGTAGAAAATATGTTAATATATATGAATTCATTTAATTACTAATTTATTCTTCATTTGAAGGGGATTCGTCGCTGGTAAAACGACCGTGTGCATCATTTATAAGAATACCTGTAAAAACCCAGCTTATAGCACAGCACCCTAAAATAATACCCCATACCATTGGTACTTTCGCGTAGGATGGCCATGTAATTAATTTAGACCATATTGTTGTAGAACATAAAACCATAAAAATAAATGACAATATAGTCGTGTTTCCTAACGCCATTTTTTTAATAATAACTTAGAAAAAATTATCTGTTCTATACATTTTAGCCTGAAAGTCACCAGTTTGACCCAAAACAGAAACATTTTCGTTACCGTATAATTCGCCACATCCCATGTCTTCCATACAATCACGATCACCAATAGTTACGGGTAAAGAATATATTTGGTCACCTGGTGTTGTCGTATAATAATTATACCTATCACGTCGACCTCTAACTTCTTTACCGTATAAAGGTAAAGTTTCATCGTCTGAACCTATTAAAACACCCATTTGTTGAATGTGTCCAGGTTTATACTCTTTTATTGGGGGTTGTCTATATTCTTTTTCAACTGGGATTTGTACTGGTACTCTAACTGGAACTGGAACTCGAACAGGTACCTTCTTTTTTATAACAATTGGATTATACAATTGATACGCTATAACCACTATAAGGAAAAATAAGGAAATACTTAAAAGTTTATTTTTAGTACTCTTCTTCATTTATATTTACGTAGATAATTTCTTACGAAGAATAGGTTCTAAATTTATTCTATTGAGTCTATACTGAACAAATAGCCAAAGGAAAAATAAAACGCTTTTTAAAAGATTGTTTGCATCTGTATCATCCATTTTATAAATGGGTCCCATAATTTTACCAAAAAATGTATTTTCTTTCTTTTCACCTGTTACAAACATTTCCATTTGTGTTAAAGCACAAGTATCATCGTTAACTGACCAGTGAAAGAAAATGAAAGGAACGACTAACGAATAAAATTCGAGATTTTGTTTATTTTTCATGAACGGAACAACGAGTAAAGTTAAAAAACAAACCAAGTGAATGAAGAATATAATATTCATATCTATTAGTATGAGCGAAGAAAAGAAACTACCTAAAATATGGCACCCTCAACAGGAGAAGATACTTAAATCGTGGGGTGAAGCCTCCGCCTGTTATAGATATATGCATTACCAAGCATATTGTTCGTATAAAAATCAAAGTATGAAATTTACAATACCACTTATCATAGTTAGTACAATAACAGGAACAGCGAACTTTGCACAAGAGACATTTCCTCCAACAGTTCAGCCATTTGTACCATCAGCAATTGGTGGTCTGAATCTTATAACTGCAATTGCAACAACTATCATGCAATTTTTAAAAATAAATGAATTGATGGAAGGTCACCGCGTTGCATCTATACAATATGGTAAAATTTCAAGAACAATACGTCTTGAATTAACACTCCCACTTTCAGAAAGAACACAAAATGGTACAGTCATGATTGAAAATATGCGCGCTGAGTATGACCGTTTAATAGAACAATCACCAAACGTACCTAAAAAGATTTTAGATGCATTTGAACGTGAATTTCCAGATGAACAAGATTTCTTCAAACCTGAAATTATGCATATACAACCAATAATACCATTTAAAGCTATAGCTGAAAATGCGGTAATCACTAAACTAAAAGATGCAGTTGGAGGGACGGCAAAAAGAGAATTAAAAAAAGAACTCGACGAAATTCGTGGTACTGTTAATAATGCAAAGAAAACTATAAAAGCTGACATAGAAGGTAAAAAACAACGTGAAGATGAAATTGCAGATTTAAAAGGTAAAGGTCTTGTAAGTCTGAAAGGTGATTTAATGAATGAACTACGAAAACGAACAGAACTCATGGAAGTTTTAACAGAAGTTCCACCGTTAGAAGAATCTACAGAATCTTCGAAAGACGATTCGAAAGATAAGCAATCATAATAAACATAGATAAGTTAAAGAAACCGATACACATTATATAAGGAATAATTTTCCTTTTTAAAGGATTTATAATTTTATTTTGAAGTGTATCACTGTTCAAAACTAAATCTAATGCCTGAGTAGTAAGATCATCATCACTTTCATCCGACATGGATTCTTTTGTTACTATAATAAAACCACAAAAAAAGAAAAGCGAAATTTCGCTTCACGATAAAGAAATAGAATTATTAAAAAAATATATACAAGAAAATAAAAATGTATTTTTATGTGGATCGGCTGGATATGGAAAAACGTTTATTCTAAATAGTGTTTTAAATGAATCAAATAGTGTTGAAATATGGGATGAACCTCTCCGTAAAAAAGATATTTTTTTACCAATGTTAACGAAATCAAATATGAACGTATATATAGAAGATTATGAAACCGATATGCTCGTACAAAAACATTTAATTGAAACTGTTTCTGAAGGTGGTAAAATAACTCAAAAACAGCTTATAGTTACATCTAGACATGTACATTTTATGGAAAATTTTGTTACCATTATTATACCTAAAACTAAACCTGAAGAAATTGCAAAATTAAAACCTGGTCACCCAAATTCATCGTTATCTTCTCACAAATGTAATGGAAATATACATAACTTTTATCATTTTATTGATTTTCCATATGATAAGGATATATTCAAAACACCAAAAGAAATAGTAATTGATCTTTTATGCAACTCTGGAGATATAAATATAACCGACTCTCTTTTTGAACATGGTCATATATGGTCTATAATACAAGAAAATTATCCAGATAGTATAGAAGAAAATTACGATAAAATAGCATATTCACTTTCACAAGCAGATTTATATGATGATGAGTTATATAAAGGTGATTGGGATATAATGCCTTATTTTTGTTTATGTGCCATAAAAATACCTATAATGTATTTTATAAAACCATTAAATAAAGATAATATAAGACCAGGTAAGTTTTGGACTAAATTTGGTAATCAGAAAATGAGGTACCAAAAAATTAAAAGTATACAGGGACGCGCAAATTCTAAATTAAATCATCACGAATTTAATATTTTAAGAGAATATGCAAAAAAAGGTGACGTTTCTAAATTTAAAGAATATAATTTAATACCTCAAGATTTTGATGTAATGAATCATTTAGGATTACACAATAAACTTAAACAAAGAGAGGTTACAAAAATAAAAAAGTTGATTAAAGAAGAAATAAGTAAATAAACAAACCAAAAGAATGTCTACAACCACTAACATGGATGATGATGATTTTAAAATCACACGTGTTATCGGTAATGAAATATTATACTACGGTGAAATCACGAACGAGGATATTCTCGAATTTGTAGAAGAGTTTAAAAAACTCGAAATTAAACTTCTTAAACAAAAGGCGGAACTTATGGGGTACGAACCCGTTATTCGGATACATATATGTAGTG